CAGGTGATGGACACTTAGGTAGGAATGAGATTGATTATGATAAGCTCAATAACACTACCATGGTTGATGGTGTTGAGTGGACTCACTTTGATGAGAACCTTAAAGATTTTATTCTCGCCCGACTAGGACATCCTGTGGTTCGCGTAGAGCTTACGCCTTATCAGCTTAAAACCTGCATTGATGAGGCGGTGGGGACGATGTATAATCATGCCCCGTTATTTTCTACGCAGATGGCTACTTTCCAGACCACCTCTGGTCAAGCCCTTTATCAAGTTCCTTCTTATATTCTCAACAATTTAGAGTATGTTGTATACAAGAAAACACTGCTATCTATTCAGAGCCAAGCAGGAACTCTAGAGTTTGATTTCTTTATCAAGTACTTCCAAGATAATTATCTTTTTCAAAACTTTGGTGTAGGAGACTTTTATCTTCTACAACAAAACTTGGAAATGACGCGAAAAATTTTAGGTCAAGAAGGTTCTTTCTCCGTTCTTGATAATCAATATCTTCAAATTGAACCACGACCTGTATCGGATTTACAAACTGTTATCCTTATATACCGTGGTCTTAACTCAGATACTCTTCATCCTGCTTACCGCAATTGGATTCAACTGTATGCTTTAGCTTGTGCTAAGGCTACTTTGGGTCAGATCAGAGGTAAATATCAAACAGTTCCTTCTCCCGGAGGAGGCGCAAAACTAAATGGTGACCTATTAGTAAAAGAAGGTGCAGAAGAAAAGAAGGAGCTTTTAGAACGCTTGCTAAATGAGTTTGAAGAACCTGCTAGATTCTCCACATACTAATGTCCCACAAAAACTTCAAAGTCGGTGTAACACCTGCCCCTCTTCCCCAGCTTGAGGATTCAGACGGGCAGCTTAATTTCTTTGACCCCACTAACCCTGACATTAACCTGTTTAATTTAGTGGACGATGAGATGATTAAGATCTCAGGATCTCAGATTCTATACTACCAGTATGTTCAAGGGGATGATCAGTACGATGAAGTTTACATGGAGGCTAGAAACAAGCCTGTATCTAAGCAGCCTGTTCTGGTGTATGGGCACTACGAACCCAAAGTCTTAGAAGAAAACTTAACTCAGTTTGGTATTGAACTTACTAACGATCAATTGTTTATCTTTAATAAGACCTACATGGAGCAGAGAATCAAAGGACATCTTAAGCCGGGAGATGTTCTCCAACCTAAATTTCAAAACCAAAAATACGAAGTTATCGAAGTGCAAGAAGATAGCTTTGAAATTTATGGCGTGTACCACTTAGTTTGCTCTGCTAAACTCCTCCGCGACTCAGCAGATGTACAGGATACTCCGCTTACAGACTCCTCGGAACCTTTAAGTAGGCCAGAAACTATCAAGACTATACAGGAGAATTATGATGGTGTATAAATCCATAGACTCTTCTGGATATGTAGAAAACTCTACGCTCATAGAAGGTGTAGGGACAGGGAGTATTGCCGATGTATCCTCTACGGGAGCCGACCCCATGGTTTGGGCTAGAGAAAAAATCTTCCAAAGAACTACTAGAGAAAACAAAATTCCTATGTTTTACAAGGAAGCTCTTAGATATGTAATCTCTAGGTTGGGAACTTTAGCATACATTAACTCAGAGACTGAATTAATTGATGTCAAATGTGTACATGCAAACCCCGAAAGAACGATTGGAAAGCTCGAACAAGATAATAATATCATTCTTCCTATTGTTTCTATCAACCAAACCCAGTCTCAAAATGCTGATAACCGTCGAAGAGGGGCTCCTCAAATTGTAAACGAGGTTTTCTGGAGTGACCTAAAGAAACGAGCAGTGCGGGTAATTAGTGAAGCTCCTAGGGCTGTAGACATTGAGTATGGTATTAATATTTGGTGCAAGTACAAAGCCGATATGGATCAACTCTGTGAGCAGATTAGGTTGCTTTTCAATCCGCATATGGTGGTAAAAAATTCGTACACTAATACAGCCATGGCATACATTGATTCGGAGAACGATCAGTCTACTGTAGAGACTGCGGATAGAGAAGAGAGGATTTTACAACGGACCTTTAATATCAAATTAGAGGCGTATGTCCCTAATCCTAAATTCTTGATTACTAATACTGGAGAAATTCAACAATTGTCTATTGATTCTCCGATCTACTAAAAAAAATGACCAAAATATGTGCTAGGAACAGTACATAATATGGAGATTAAATTATGAAGACCATCACTAATGTAAGCCTACAAAGCTGGAGCCTCCCGCTCCGAACCCCCAAGGGTGTAGAGGATTATTAACTAACGCCCAAGCAGTCGATCACAGTGCCAGCTTCATACATCACTGATCACGTTATTAGATATCAACAACGGAATCTAATCGCTATTAAAAACGCATAAGGAGAATATAAATGGCAAACTATGTAAGTCCCGGTGTATATGTCATCGAAAAGGACATTTCTGACTATCCCGCACAAATTAATTCCTCTGTTGTTGGTATCGTTGGCTTCGCAGATAGAGGCCCCATCGCAGGAATTAGCAACCAAAAGGCTACGCTGGTCACTAGCCAGCAAGGTCTTATCGACACCTTTGGTGAGCCTAGCGAACACATTAAGGGTCAGGCTCTCGAAGGCGCGTTAGAGATTTTAGAATCTACTAACTCTATGCGCTTTGTCCGTGTATCTGACTCCAGTAGACTTGCAGCCTCCGCAGCAGTCTCCGTTGGTGGTTGCCCTGCGGTCCTCGTTAGTGGTACGCAATCAGCCCCCATCTATGCTCAAGGGCACAGAGCGGGAGACGCTGGTTATGTGGCAGGTGGTCTATACGGCATGTCCGCTCTTGGAAGTGCTGACTTTGGTACCTCCTCGGTGCGCTTTACCATTACTACTTATGATAACGATAGAACCAAGATTGTAGATGCTAAGACCTACTCCATTCCGAAGGGAACTTTAACTACGTCTTCATCTGAAGGAGCTACCACCATTGAAGCCTTGAAGAAGGTTATCGGAGGCTCATTAGATGCTAACCGAGTTGGTGCTTTTGCTGAAGCAAACACCGTTGATGCCTCATCCTTCATTGTTGGACTGGCTGCGGGTGGAACGGCGACCGTAGATGTGAAGATGGAAGTTCTTGACGATGGCGGTATTTATGAGGATCTCGCTGGCTTACGCCCCATTGATCTTAAGGGCGGCGTAGGTGCAGCATCAACCGCAGCTTCCGCTGTGGTTGCTAGTGGTGTAACTGCTGACCCTTCGGCTACTTCTTACTTAGTTAAGAGTATTTGGCCCGGAGCGGGTTACAATGCTGGAACTAAGGCGGACGGCACTACGAGTGGTGTATCCTTCGAAGTGGGTGTGAATGGTAGCTTCAACGCACAGGAGCAAGTAAACAACCTTGGGGTGGTAGCAGAGTCCTTCATTGCAGGTACTACCTCCTCGGCTTTCCTTGAGGACCAATTAGGAACTACTTACGACAACCGTACTTCTAACTATGTTATTGCTAACTTCGCCGCTGGCGGGGGTGGGGCATACGATGATACGGTGGCTGTAACTTCTCTCGCCTCTTTCGAAAAACATCTCGACAGCCTGTATGGTGCAGGAACTACCCTCACGGGTGGTCAAGGTACTGTTACTGGTGCTGCAATCAACCCTCGCTTTGTGAAGCTTGTTCAAGGTACTTATAACCTTGCGGATGGTGATAGTGGAATTCCTACTGCGGCGGCTGATGTTGCTACTGCGGTAATTGGATCTGTCCAAGCTGATGGTGGTAAGACTGGAATTGAAGCACTGGATGATCCCATCTTGAATGTCTCGATTGCTCTTGCTCCGGGTCCGGGAGTTGGTGATAACCAATCTATTCAGAACGGACTCATCACCGTTGCGGAAAGAACCACGGACTTCCTTGCGCTAATCTCACCTCCATATGCGGTTGGTAAGCCGGGAGATGCGATTGACTGGAGTAACGGATTTGCTACCACTAGAACCGCTGCTGTAAACAGTTCTTACTGCGCGATGTACTGGCCTTGGGTGAAGGTTTTCCAAGTCTTCGACGGTAAGGACAG